CAAAAACCCTGACGTTTACAAACAAGCTTTAACATGGGAGAAAGGTGCAACAGTCCATATACAAGCTGAGAAAAACGAAAAAGGTTATTGGGAATGGATTGGCTTAGGAGATGTACCAGTAGCTAGTTCATCACCATCATCACAACCCAGTAAATCTAATAGCAATACTAGAGTTACTGGTTCTAACTATGAAACCAAAGAAGAACGTGCAGCACGACAAGTAATGATTGTTCGTCAGTCTTCTATCTCTTCAGCAGTCAGTGCTTTAACGGCAAGTAATAATGTTCCTTCAAGCAACGACATTCTATCTCTTGCAAAAGAGTTTGAAGATTATGTTATGGGTAATACTACTGTTAATAAAGCTGATGGTGGAGTAGATAACTTTGAGGATGATGTTCCTTTTTAGGGGCATCTTCTCTCATTATGTTAGCTCTAATTGATATGGATATAGTATGCTATCGTTGTGCTGCTTCAGCAGAAAACGATGATGTAGGAATAGCTATATACAGACAGAATGAATTACTTGATCAAATATTAGAGATGACAGGAGCTACAGCGTACAAAGCTTACCTATCAGGTCAAAAGAACTTTCGTAAACAAATCTACCCAGAATACAAAGCTAATAGAAAGCAACCTAAACCTATACATCTGGATAACTGTAGAGACTATGCGATGCAGGAACAAAATGCAGAACTCGCACCTATAGGATTAGAAGCAGATGATGCTCTAGGAATAAATCAGACTAAAGACACAGTAATTTGTAGTTTAGATAAGGATCTATTACAGATCCCTGGACAACATTACTCATGGGAAATTAGTGGTAAAAAATGGAAAAAACCACACACATTCAGAGAGATTACTGAAATAGAAGGACTTAAATTATTCTATGAACAATGCCTTAAAGGAGATCGAACAGACAACATACGAGGCATAGAAAAAATTGGAGATAAAAAAGCAAACTCAATATTAAAACCATACACAACAGAACTAGAAATGTTTAATGTAGTCAGAGATATGTATGGTAATGATGAAGAGTTTTTAATGAACGCTAATTGTTTATGGATATTACGAGATGAAAACGAAACGTTTACAGAACGCTTTGCCAAACTTCAAAAGTAAATTTGAACGTAGTATTTGGGAACAGTTAACAAAAGAATACAAGACTTGTCAGTATGAATGTGACTCGTACAAATACGAGCAACCCATTATAATTCGTACATATACGCCTGATTTTAAAACAGGTAAAGCAAGAGTTTATTTAGAAACAAAAGGTAAACTAGATTTAGAAACTCGTAAGAAAATGATATGGTTTAAAGAATGTAATCCTAATGTACGGATTATATTTTTATTTCAAAATGCTGATGTTAAACTACGTAAAGGTAGTAAAACATCTTATAGTGAATGGGCAACAAAGAATAACTTTGAATGGTTAGATGCTAGAAAGGATTGGATAAGTGCATATAAAGAAATGCTCAAAGAATAAAGATGGTTCATTTAAATTTGAAGTAGATGTAAACAAAGATGAAGCTGCTTATTTGTTTAATTATGCTCTTAATGATTTAATAAAAGCAGGGTTTATGCACGTAGATTTAATTACTGAAGCTGAGTATGAGCTTAATTTATTTAGAGAAGATGGAGGAGATCTATCATGAAACATTTAGTGATACCTGATTGTCAAGTTAAACCTAAAGTAGATACATCTTATTTACATTGTATTGGTAACTATATAGTAGCTAAACAACCTGATGTTATTGTATGTATAGGTGACTTTGCTGATATGCCTAGCTTATCAAGTTATGATACAAATAAGAAATCATTTGAAGGACGTACATATAAAGCAGATGTTAAATCTGTTCACACAGGAATGGAACTACTTCTAGGTCCTTTATGGGACTATCAAGATAGACAACGTAAAGACAAAAAAAAGATGTACAGACCTCGTATGATATTAACGTTAGGTAATCATGAAGATAGAATAGATAGAGCGATTAACACAGATCGTAAACTTGAAGATTTAATTAGTATAGGAGATCTAAACTATGAACACTATGGTTGGGAGGTGTATCCTTTTCTTGACGTGGTTGTGGTCGATGGTGTTGCTTACTCACATTACTTTGCAAGTGGTGTCATGGGAAGACCAGTTACATCAGCACAGGCTCTCATTAATAAAAAGCACATGTCATGCTTTGCAGGACACCAACAAGGACGGCAGATTGCCTATGCAAGAAAAGCAGATGGCACTGAGATTACTTGTATTATAGCAGGGAGTTGTTATCTACATAATGAAGACTATCTATCCTCACAAGGTAATAATCACTGGAGAGGGGTCTATATGTTACATGAAGTAAATAATGGTGCTTTCGATGAGATGGCAGTTAGTTTAAGATATTTAATGAAGGAGTATAAGTAATGCACCCATTAGAAACAATATATAAAAAAGCAGTAGAACAAGTTACAAGTGGAAAAGGTAATGAAAGACATGGTGATGGTGATGACTTTATGTTACAGCCTTGGGTTAACATTACTAGACTACATGGACGTGGTTTTCTAACAGGACAGGCACAGAAGAAACTAGAAGAGGCAGTCCGTAATCGAGTCGGTCATAACTACGACTGGTATGAGCGTGAGTTACTTGGTGCTATCAATTACTTAGCTATGGCATTACTTGCTGAATATGAGATTGGTAAAAGTACTACGGAGGAACTACATTGATTACTATTGAAGAATTAGCTGAACAGCTAGAAACATTTAGTGAGGTAGACTTACTAGAGATACTAGACATTGATTCAAAAGAATTAATTGCTAGGTTTATGGATAAGATAGAAGATAAGTATGATGATCTTGTATCTGAATTTACTATTGATTTAAATGAGGAGAATGAGGATGATTAATTTACCATCGGTATATCAAGACGTTATTGCTATGTCTAGATATTCTAGATATATTCCTGAGAAAAAACGTAGAGAAACTTGGGATGAAACTGTAGATAGATTGGTAAACTATTTAGAAAGTAAAGCACCAGAATTAAAGAAAGATTTAAAAGAAGTTAGAGAGGCTGTTCTTAACTTAGAAGTAATGCCTTCTATGCGTTTATTAATGACAGCAGGAGAGGCTGTAGAGCGAGATAATATTGCTGCTTATAACTGCTCTTACCTTGCTATTAATAATAAACGTGCTTTTAGTGAGGCTCTTTATATTCTAATGAATGGTACTGGTGTTGGTTTTAGTTGTGAACGACAAGAGATTAACAAGCTACCTGCAGTACCCACTGAAATGTCAGAAGTCAAAGACATTATTGTCGTTGGAGATAGTAAACTTGGATGGGCGAAAGCCTTTAAGAAATTGTTATCCAGTCTTTGGGAAGGAGATATACCACAAATTGACTACTCACATATTCGACCACTAGGAGCTAGACTAAAGACATTTGGAGGTCGAGCTAGTGGTCCAGGACCCTTAGAAAAACTATTTAAATTTGTTATTAACAAGTTTGTAGAGGCTAAAGGACGTAAACTAAATTCTATCGAAGTACACGATATTATGTGTATGATTGGTGACATTGTTGTTGTTGGAGGTGTAAGACGATCAGCTTTAATCTCTTTAAGTAATCTCACAGATAGACGTATGAGAGATGCTAAAACAGGTGCTTGGTGGGAAAAAGATGAACATCGTAGACTTGCTAATAACTCAGTAGCTTACACAGAAACACCTGATAGTGAAACGTTTATGGAAGAATGGTTAGCTTTAGTTAAATCTAAATCTGGAGAACGAGGCATCTTTAATCGTGTGGCTGCTCAAAAACAAGCTAACAAATGGGGAAGACGTGATCCTACTTTAGATTATGGTACTAATCCTTGTAGTGAAATTATTCTACGTGATAAACAATTCTGTAACTTAACTGAAGTTATTATTCGTGCTAATGATACAGAAGAGTCTTTAACTAGAAAAGTAAGACTAGCTACTTTGTTAGGGACTATACAATCTACACTTACTAACTTCCAATTCTTATCTCATGATTGGATTAAGAATACAGAAGAAGAAAGACTACTTGGAGTATCATTAACAGGTATTATGGATTGTAAACTAACTTCAAATCCTGATCCTAAAATGTTAGAAAGGTTAAGAGATGTTGCAAGAAAAACAAATGAAACATACGCTAAAAAACTGGACATTCCTGTGTCTACGTCAATTACTTGTGTTAAGCCTAGCGGCACTGTGTCTCAGCTTGTTGACTCTGCTAGTGGTATACATACACGACACAATGACTACTACATTAGAAGAATACGTATGTCTAAAGCAGACCCTATATATGACTTCTTAAAAAACAAAGGTATTGAAGTAGAAGATGACTTGTTTGATAAAAGTAAAATAACGGCTGTATTTAGTTTTCCTATGAAATCACCCAAAGGTGCTATACTTAGAGATGGAATGACAGCTATAGAACAATTAGAAAACTGGCTTATTTATCAACGTCATTGGTGTGAACATAAACCTTCTGTAACTATATCTGTTAAAGATGATGAATGGATTCAAGTAGGAGCCTGGGTATGGAAACACTTTAATGAGATTAGTGGAGTTTCTTTCTTACCTCATGATGGTGGATCATATCAACAAGCTCCCTATGAAGACTGCACTAAAGAACAGTATGAAGAGTTGTTAAGTCGTACTCCTAAAACCATAGATTGGTTAGACTTTATTGAAGAAGACGATAATACAGTAGGACAACAAACATTAGCTTGCACAGCAGGAAGTTGTGAAATATAATGAGAGTTTGTATAATAGGTAGTCGTAGTTTAGATAAAGCAGAAATAGTTATGCCTATTATTGACAAGTTCTTTAAAGAGCATACTAAAAAACCTCAAGTTATTGTTTCAGGAGGGGCTAAAGGAGTAGATACTTTTAGTCAATTATATGCTGAACATAATGGACTTGACTTTATACAAATATTGCCGTATCATTTATTAGATCCCACTGTTGATTTTAACAGTAAATACTTTTTTGTTCGTACTAAACAAATGATAAGTAATGCAGATAAAGTACTAGCAATATGGGATACAAGAAGTAAAGGTACTGAGTATGGTATTAAACTTGCTCAGAAGTTAGATATACCAGTAATGGTAGTTAAAGTACCCTAGTTTTCCTTCCTTTTTTTTACTAGGGTTTTTGGGGAACACCTGTAAGAGTTTATGCCTCTTTCCCTCCTCTCTTACAGGTAGTTCTTTTAAGGGGAAATTATGTTAGAATATGTATTAGTTATTTATATAAAAGATCATCCTAATTATATAGGTAACTTTGAGTCATGTGCTGACGCCACTAAATATATTCAACAATGTTATTTTAATACAGTTATGCCTAGTGACTATTATGTATCCTGTCAACATCAAGACTATTTGTTTTTACCTAAAGGTTTTGTAGCTATTTACCCTGAGGACTGTTCCAAAGATTAATAGGAGGAAACTCTAAGTCTTTCCACTCAATCATAATAAGCTATTTAAATAATCTTTAGTTTCTGCAGGTAATTTAGTTTTCCAATCACCACCATTAGCTTCTACTAATTTATCTACATTTCGATAACCATAGTTATAAGCAGCTAAAGCTTTTTCTTTGTCTCCACGATAGTAACTTACTAACTTATCAAGATAGTTTTGTACCCATTGAGCTTGTTCCATTACAGAAGAAGTTTCAAGATCTATAGAAGGTAAACCAAATCCTGGATCTTTTGCTGTACTAGGTAATATTTGGAATTGTCCTAATGCACCTTGAGGTGATTTAATTAATTTACCTGCTTTATCTCGATGACCTTGTTTTGATTCTTTAGGTCCTAACTCATTAATTACAAAATCTAAATTAAGTTCTTTAGCTTTTGTTTGAGTTATAGGAGGTTCTTGTTCTACAGGGGCAGTTGTAACTCCTTCTGTAGGTGCCGTTTCTACAGGTTGTTCATTAACTATAGGAACTGTTTCTTCTTGTACTTGTTGTGGTGTAGGTTTAAGACTATCTAAAATAGCTGTATTATCTTGAGTAGCCATTAACTTACCATATGTTTTAATACTATTATTTAATGGTACTACATATTTATTATTAAAGTTATTTTTAGCACCAGGTACAATAACTAATCCTTGACCATCTGTTTTAATAGTTAATCCTAATGTAGCAGCTTCTGCTTCCATTTGTTTATAAATTTGAGGAACAGTTCTTTCAATACTTTGAGTTAGGGTACTTTGACGAGTCATATCTAATGATCTAACATCATCACTTGTAACAAAGTTTGATGCCATACCTGCCATAGTTTCAGTATATAATTTATATTTATCAGCAGGAGTATCATTTTCATTATTAAAAGCCTCTTCAATACGATCAAATAAAGAGTTAGCTACTTGAGTACCTTTAGTATCTCCTGATAATTTAGTTAAAGATATTTGAATACCTTCTTGTACCATTGATTTATTTTTATTAAGAGGACTTATATTTAACATTTCATCTAATGATGATATTCCTGTATTACCTTGTTTTTCAAACATTCTATTAATATTACCAATAAAATCAATGTACTCACCAGTATTAAATTGAATACCAAATACATTACCTACAGTAGATATTTTTTCTAGCATACCTGCTATTTCTGGAGTAGCTCCAAATTTATTTCTAAAATCTATTTGTATTTGATTTTCAACAATAGATTTTTGGGTTTCAATGTATTTTTTAACTTCACTAAGATTTTTAAAATCATCAATAGTAGTTAAAGAATTATTTAAGTTATCTTTATAACGAGTAAGTCGTTCTTTAACTTCAGGATTATTTAATCCATAAGGAGAAAATGTTAATTCAGCATCCATAATACGATCTTGAATATACTTTTTAGCATTAGCTTTAGCTGTTGCTAGTTCATTAGGAGATAATTCTTCTCTTGTTACAATTTGTCCAGTTTGAGGATCTACATTTGCAATAGTAAATATTTTTTCTATTTCATTTACATCACTATGTTGTCTACCTAATGAAATTTTATCAAAATCACCATCTTTAATAGCTCTTCGTAAAGCTATTTTATCAACATCTTCACCACGTTTAGCTTCTCTAGATAAAGCATCGTCTCCAAATTTAGCTTGTCTTAAATATTGATTAAAAGCATCCATCGCATTAGCATCTAATTGACCATCAGATCTTCTAAATATTGGATTATTTAAATTAAGACTATTATCTTTAGCTTCTTTATAAATTTCTTTAAACATCCATTCATCCATACTTGCTTTAGAGGTAGCCATTTTGTCGTCAAGTTTAATACGATTTTCAATACCATTTAAATCAAGTACAGTTTTACCATGAGAAAGTATTTCTGATTTAAGATAAGGATATTGTGTTACTTTATCTTTAAGTATTTGTTTTACTCGTTGATCAAATTCAAAACCAGTAATACGTTCTTGTGACTTTGCTTTGTCTAAGAATTGTTTTTGTGTATCAATATCTGATAAAACATTGTTAATAGCTTGATTAACTTCTTCAGCAGAACCTGATTCCTTACTAGGCAGTTTTGCAAGTTCAATTTCAGATTTACTTAAACCTTGTTGTGTTTCTAGTATTTTAGAAGGACTAGCAGATTCATAAGCATTAATTTCATCTTCTATTTCACCAGTAATTCCTTGAAGAGCATTAAGCTCAGCAACATCTTTATAAATAGCTGTAGATAATTTAGCTGCATTAGTAAACGCATTAATATCTGTAGCAGATCCATAGCCTGCTGATTTATCAATTACAGGTTGTTTAACAAAAGGAGCAACATTTCTTTCTCCTATTTCATCTGTAAATCTATTTGCCATTATTGTTCTCCTTCTTTAGGCTCTGTTTGTTTTATATTAAAACGTTCTTTTAACATTTCTACGGCTTTTTTAGTAGAAGGTTTGTCTATACGTTCTAGTTTATTAATTACATTATTAATAAATTCATTAGTTTCTCGTTCTTGAGATCTAAATACTCTTCCTAAAATACTTGATTCAATATCAGAACGAGCTGCTCTTCTATCAAAAGCAACTATTTGTTTTTGAATAGCCATCATATCATCTTTAGTAAAGAATTTACCACCTTGCTCTAATACTGTAAGTGTCTCACCAACTACTTTCATTTTAGCTGTAGCTGTTTCAACTGTGTCCATACTATTTTTAACTTCAGGACTATTAAAGATTTTTACCATTTGTTTGTAAACATCTTCAGCTACTTGTTTATTACGTTCATTACGTTTATTTTCATTTGAAAGTATTGCATACATTTCATTTTCATTTACAGTTCTAAAACCAAACTTCTGAGCTGCAAGCTCTGCTTGTGTTTTTTGTAATTGTAAACTATTACCAAATGATGTAAGAATTTCACCTGATTCTGCTTGTACATAAGATTTAGTAATATTACTCATACCTGATACAAACTCAAATACTCTAGGAAGTGCTGAAGACATTTCTTCTTTAGTAATATCTTTAGTTCTTATATAAAAATCAAAAGTATCAAATGCTTTAAATAAAGATTGAGAACCTTGTATTGCAGGTATTCTAAATGTACCCCCTTTTTCAGTAAATACATCTTGTATATTATAGATAAACTCAACAAAGGCAAAAGGAGTTCCTGAATTACCTACAGGAGATACAGAAGTTGAGTAGTCTATATTAGGTCGTTTACCTTCTCCATCTTGAGCTAATTGATAAAATAACTCATTAACAACATAATTAGCTAAACCTCGTTCTATTAAAGCTCTAGTATTTTCGTCTAATTGATCATCAGGATGTTGTTTATCTAACCAATCCATTAAGAATTTACCAAAGTAAAAACCAGTAGCACCAAAGGCTAATACTTGTCCTGCAAAGAAACGTCCTCTTTGGAATTTAGTAAGATTAGTTGCATTATTTTGAAAGAACACATTACCTATCTTTTGAACAACAGCAAGGAATTGGAATAAACTACTTGTTAAACCTTTTTGGAAATTAAAAGCACCTTGTCTTGTTTGTGATCCTGAAATTCTCCATCCTTCATAGAAAATGTCATCTTGAGTACGTTTATCTTTTAAATTAAAATCTTTACCTGCTAATTTACGTTTGTTCATCATAGCTATATTAGCAAAGAATAATCTGTTTTGAAATTCAGCAAAGTTAAAACCAATGGTACGAGCCACACCAACAGCTCCTCTTATAGGTGATGTTGCTACGTTTACTGTTTGTTGTAATTTAGAAGGATTAATAGGATTATATTTATCTCCTAATAACTCGTTTACCATCATGTTAAGGGATGCAGATTGAGCTAATCCTGATTTATTTACAGCTTCTACCCAAGCTTCAAACTCAGGTACTTTCATAATTCTAAAACCTGGTACATCTGTAACTTGTAATAAACTATGAACCATTTGTTTAATGGCTTCTCCTGCAGGTTTTCCTTTAAATTTATCTGCTTCAGCTAATAAACGTAAGTTAACTAAAACAGACATAGAGGTATCTCTTAAAATTGTATGAGGATTACCTGCCATCCACCCTACCATTTGAGTAGTTTGAACAAAAGGCTGTCGTAAAACATTTAAAGCAATATATAAAGTAGAAGCAACTTTATTACCTAAAGAAGTAATTTGTTGTCCATCTAACTTTCTAAGAATAGGGTTAGTTCTTTTATTAATAAAATTAGGAGTTACCCATTCAAAACCATCATATACTTTATTAACAAACTCATTAACTAATCCCTCACCTTTAGTTAAATAAGTTTGTTGTGCTTCATAATATTTATATTTATTTAAAGCTGCTCTATATTTATTTCGATTAACGTTAGCATTAATTATATCTGATTCTGATCTAGGAAATATAGGTTCACCTTGAGCATTTCGTTTAAGAAACTCAGGATAAGTTTTTATAAAGTATTCTTCAAATACTCTAAGATGTGGATCTAATAAATTAAGTCTATCTAGAGCTCGATGAGACTTAGCAAGGGCAGTCATCATATCTTCTAGATTATTATTCTTAAAGTTACGATTTAAATATTCTCCTCTAGCTTTAGCACTTGATGCAGAGGCTACATAGATTTCTTGATCTGCTTTAATATCATTATATGTATTTTCTGCACGTCTTGGTTCAACTACACGATATGCAGGATTACCATCTAAATCCATAGGTAAGTCTGCTTTCATCTTTTTAGCAAATGCTTTAGCATCTTTAATAGTGTCAGCAGTTCCGACTACTTGTCTGTATTGAGCTAATACTTCAGGTTGTTCTTTAAACTTACCATTAACAAATAAAGAAGCAGGTTCTATTTCTATAAAATAAACGGCTTTATGTACTGTAGGTAAATAGCCAGGTACCTTATCTAAAACTTGTGTAGGTAATGAATCAATTTGAAATTTAGTAGCATCAATAACACCATATTCATAAACATCAATACGTTTATTTAAATTAAATGGGTCTTGTTGTGGAAAACGTAATTGAACAATTTGTCGTCCATATTTATCATAAGGAATACCATCTTTTACTTTATCAAATACAAGTTCAGTTCCTGCTTTAGCTTCAAAATCCCATACTAAACCTATATCTTCTTTAATAAAAGGGAAGTCTGTTTTAACAGGTTGTAACATTGTATCTAAATTACCTTTATTATATAAGGCTTCTTTAAATCCATTAGCTACTAAATCTTCTTTAAATAGTTTATTAGTATACGCATAATCAAGTTTAGTTATTAACTTAATTGTTTGTATATCTGTGTATACATCATCAATTAATTTAGTACGTTTAGAAGATTCAATTTGATCAAATAAAGATCTATGTAATGTTACTAAATCAGAACGAGATATATCTTTTAATCCATTAACAAATAAATGATTTAATGTTTCAAATACATAACTTGCGTGAGGTGATTTAGCTATTTTATTAATTTCTTTTACAATAGCTCTAGTATTATAGTTTGTTTTTTCTGCTGCTCTTTGATAACCTTGTGATAACCAATTATCAAATTGAGCTCCTAAACTCATAATATTATTACTAAATATATCTGCTGCTTTAGCAATACCTTCACTACCAAAGTAAGTTGTTTTAGGAGCTAACCCTTCAGTGTCGTATACATATAAATCAAGAGGATCAAAAGGTCTATCAAATTCTAAAGTAATACTTAAAGTACGTTCACTACCTTCTAAGTTATTTTTAAATTCAGCCATATCATTTGCATCTAATACATCTTTACCTTTACGTTCTTTAAAGTCTTGTAAGTTAAAGAATTTAGGTTCTTTCATAAGAGTATCAGGTGTATACTTTTTACCTGTATCTAAATCTTCAATATAAAGATCTAGTTTACCTCTGTTTTTAACAAAGTTTTTTAGATCACCATAAGCAGCTTTACCTTGATCTATCATATCTTGTTTAATTTTATTATAAATACCAATAGCTTCTTGTCGTGAGTAAATCATGTAGCTATCGTCTTTACCAAAACGAGCTTTACCAAAGATATTATTCTGTGCTAATGTAAATTTAGATTTATTTAAATGTAATTTACCTTGGCTTTCTGATACAATAGCTTGTAATAAATCAGCATATTGTAAACGTGCTTCATAGTTTTGAAGAGGATTAAAATAGTTCTCTGTAAATATATTACTAAAATCTTCAGTTAAGGTTCTTAGTTTATGTTCAAGAGAAGGTGTGTTTTTAATATCAGACGTAAAGTTATCTGCTTGATTTAATAAAGTATCATGAATAATGTTAAACTTTTGATTATTTAATTTACTTGCTATATTGTTAGTAGGATCAATAATAGCTGTAAGTGCTAACTCTCCACCTGCTTTAGGGTTTGCTTGTATTATATTATCAAGAGGACTACCATCTGCAATATTTTCAGTACGTCCATTTTCATAAACACGAATACGTTCACGTACAGTTTTACCTGATTGTGGATCAATATATTCTACTGTTGTATAACGTTCATTATATTTACGAGATATAAAGTTTTTACCACCTTTAGCAAGAGGATAAGCTATTAAAGCAGTTTCAATAATTAAACTACCTTGATCTTTGTTTTTAAAGACACCATACTTAGCTCCTACTTCAGCTAAAGTTTGAATACCATCACTAATAGCTACTTCGCCTTTACGAACCATACTATTTCTAAACTCTTCACCAATTCCTACTTTATCAGCATATTGTTCTAGTGTTAACATATGAGCTGCTCTATGAATAGGATTATTAGCTTCTTTCATTAATACGTCAGCACGCTCAGCTAGTGTTTCCCAAGTAACTTCACCATTATCAATAGCATCTTTAGTAGCAAGTGCCCATCTAGCTCCTAAATTACCCATGACTTCAGGTATTTGAGTAAAGAAATTAACTAAAGCACTTGTTTCTGCTGTTGTTTGTTTACCCCATTGTTTCCAATTAATACTACCATTTTTGTTTTTAGGTATTTCAGGACCAAAGGTCATTTCAGAATTATTAAAGAAATCAATTACATTACCTGTTAACTGTTTGTCTTCTTGTAAAGATTGATAATCTTTTTTCTCTTTGCGAGAGTCTACAATCGTTGATAAATGAGCATCTTGATTTTGTTCTTCAACATCAAATTTACCACCTGGAAGTGTTGCTATATTTTCAACAAATATATCTTCTTTATCTTGAGGTGTAAAAACCCCTTTATAGTAGTCAGCAATTAACTGTCGTTTAGTTAGATCATCATATTGAGGATCATCAATAATATCAGCTACGGCTGACTTATAGTTATTAGCTTCTGTTTGCTGTATTTGTGCATCTTTTAAATCTCGATCTTCAGTAATACCATTCTTTAAATCTTCAGACATTTTAAAGATGTCTTCAAAATCAGCACTACCATCTAAACCTATAGTATATATAGCTTCTTCATTAGCCGTAGGCTCATTCATTAAAGGCTGTTTATTTTCAACCTCAGGTACTATAAAGTCTTTAGGTAAAGTAAGTCCCATGTATTATCCTACGTTAAATGTATCAAAATAATCACTACTAAATGATCTAGACTCTGTTTTAGGTACTTCAAAAGGATTCCCTATTTTAAAGTCACGTCCAATATTTATACCTAAAGTAGCTAAGTTTTGATAACCTTGCATTTGCATACCAGTTGTAGCTACTTGAGAAGCATATGATCCTATGTTTTGTGCTGTTTGACTCATTTCTCTACCTGCCATTTCAACACCTGTTAAGTTAGCTTGTTGTAAAGCTTCTTGAGTTAGTAAAGAACCAGTGGCACCACTAGCAATAGAAGTACCAGGAAATGCTACACCACTTTGTGCTAAATTAGCAATAATATTAGAGCGTTTAAGATATGATTCTCTCATTAATGCTCTACGTTGTTTTTGTATATTAGCTTCAGCTATTTTTTGTTTTTGTTCTTCTAGTTTATTAGTTTCTGCTACTCGTCTTGTTTCAGCAGTTTCTTGTTTTTTACCAAGCCGTCTTTGTTCTAGAAAACTATAAGCTGACATAACATAACCTATAGGACCTAAAAAATCACCAATACCTGCTAAACCTGTGTCTTTAAGAAAACTAGTTGCAGTACTAGCTACAGTTTTAACTACTTTAGTAACAGCTTTAACAGCTCCTTTTTGAGGTTGAATACGTCCTCTTTTTAAATCATCTTTAAAAGCATAATCAACAAGATCTCCATGTGCATCTGCTGCAAACATCATTCCTGCTCTACTCATTATAATTCTCCTCGTATTAAATAATTATACTCACCATCTTCTGTTTGAGCTAGTTCACCAGTAGGGTAAGCATCAAATAATGTATTAAATTTAACAGATTTTGGATTATCAGCTAATCCATATATTTCTGTAATACCTCTTTTTTTTAATGTTTTTTTAATAATATTCCATACAGTAAGATAACGTTTATAATTTGATACTGTCCATTTTTTACATTCAGTATGAATAATATATTTCTTTAAATAAGGTTCATAACTAATACCAATATAGCCATTATCTTTTTCTTCATATAATATTATTTTATTATTATGGTCTATCAAGTGTAATTGCAGGTGTTGCCCATCCTAATAAAACCATATCTTTACCTTCTTCTGATTGTATTTTAAGACTTAAAGTTTTACCTGATCCTCTTAATTTATTCTTTGTTACAATAACTTCATCACCATAATCAAATGGGTCAGCAGGTCCAGTTGGTATATAATTACGTAACAAACGATAAGCTTGCCATTCACTACCCCATTTACCACTATTAGCACTATTAGCCCAATTCCATTGAGCTTGTACTTTACAAGATGATTGTTTAGTTAATAGTAAATTAGAACCACTTTGAATATATCCATCTTCGGTTCTTTTAAAATAAAAGAATATATAAGGAGTTTGTTTACGTCTCATAATGTCGTTATATAACTCATAGCCTGTTACTAAATAACTAGAGTAATTAGCTCCAGTATTATCTACTGTATACCAATCTTTAAATTCTAAACTACTAAATTTAGAAATAGTAAATTGAGTTCCTTTAATAGTAAGATAACTAAATTGAGAACTTCTATTTAATGGAGTATCTATTGTTACAATAACTTCATTAGAACTACTATCTATAACTTCATCAGTATTTACTAATACATTAGTATCTTGTTCAGCTATAACATAGCCAGGTATTTGAATATAATCTGCAATATAAGGTGAATTAGTTGTTAAACTAGAAAATGTATTTGTATACCAAGCTTGTAAAGTAAGATCATATATTAATTCTTTATTATATTTATTAATATAATTTGTTGTATTATAATTTGTATCATTATTATTATTATATAACCAACGAACTCTATTTTCTTTTTCATCGTAATAGCCTTTACAATGATCTTTACCTAATTCAGGTATATCTAAATATAAACTTTGTATAGTAGTTAATGATACTGAAAGAGCTTTAAATCGTCCACCTGCAGCATCAGGAGTAAGCATATAAATACCTGCATTAGACCAATAAAAAAAAGCTCCATTTACAAATACAACCGAATCTGCATTAAGAACACCATTATCAGATATTTTACTTAATTGAAATGATGTTGCATTAAAACCCCCTGTATCACCATAAAGTTCCCATATACCATTTTCAGCAAAGATTAATAAAGAAGCTTGAGACGGCAATATTTTAATAATCTTACTACAATCAGGTATTTGAACTGTTCCTCCATCACTCGCTACAGCATCATTTAAAGCAGCATCTGTAGGATCTGTTTCTTGATAACATTTTCCTAATTGATCGTCAGATGTTACTATTTGAGTAAAAAATACATAACCTGAATAATTAGGAGATTTTGCATCACGACCTATTACTGTTGAAGTAATACCTGAATAAAATAAACGTTGTGCATAAGCAGCTACAGTTGTAAAAGAACCTGTTTCTTGATCTGTATTTAAACCAGTTACATCTGTATTAGCTTCACGACTAGAACCTCTATTAAAAGCATCTATTACAATACGACCTTTAGCAACTTGAAAACGAGAAGTAGCATTACGTTTTAATATGGCAGGTTCAAACTTTTCATAATCTGAACTTGTTGGATTGCTATTTTTACCAAGAACCCACGCATCTGCATTACTTGGATATACATTACCAAAAGCTCCTGAATTTCTACAATAAGCTAAAGCATCATTAGGATATGTTGTCGAATTAGTTACAATATTTTCAGACCAACCTTGATTTCGAAGATTATATTTATGATCATTATCTAATGTAGCAATTCTTTCATCAACATCTAAACCATCATTAAGTCCCCATATATCACGAACTTTAATATCAATCGTATCTTGAGTAACTGTATCTGTACTAGTATTATAAGATAATAAAACAGGTTTTGATAAATCTTCAGATACTAAAATACATTTATTATTAATAACAGCAGTTTGTAATTTAGCATTACTTAAACCTGCTATTGTTAAAGCATTACCACTATTTAATAAATTAGCACTAGGATTAGCTTTAAGTAAATCTACAAACCATAATTTACCTTGTATTCTAATAATACCAATAGATACAGAACTAGACCCTCCTGGTGTTGTCCAACGATGAAAAGACTGTTTACTTTCTTTAATAGTATCTGCCGTTAAACCTGTATTATTTAATTGATACAAGTTTTCGTAGTCAACCCCTAGTCGTCTTGAACGAGAGCCATCTCGATTCAGAACAAAGTTATCTTCATCAAGAGAAGCATTTTCAGGAAAAGTAAGAGGACTTGCCTCAGTAATTAAACCTTTTGTAAAAGATCTAAATGCCTTTTCAATAGCTTTAGCCACTTAGTCTTCCTTTGTAAGTTCTAGTTTTTCGTTTATTTTTTTAGATTGTTTCTTTTGTTGAGCTGTTAATAAATAGCTACGAGCTGTTACATCAGCTACTCGTTCTGATGTAAAGTGACCACCTAGTTGTTCAGGTAGTTCACCACCACTACCAAATTGAAACTTAAGATGAGCAGTAGTAGGGCATACAAATAATTGTAATTCTTTACCACCTTCTGTTTCATACGTTCTTATAATTTTCATTTTATGTCCTTTGAAGTTTCTTTTTACGATTTTCGTTATCTTTACGTAATTGTTCTGTACGTTCTTTAGATTCTTCTACTTGATCTTTCATAGAAGGATGAGTATAGTTACCTTCATCATCTACATTATATTTATTTAAAAACTCATCTATATCTTTATAGTGAGGTAAGTCAGCCCTTTCTTTTTGAGCATCTTCATATATAGTTGATTCTCTTTTTTGTTTTTTAGGCATAGTGCTCATAATTTCTTTCTTCTTCTTAAAATTGGATGTTCAAACTTTCCACTATTTTCAGGAGAGGAAGGTTCTTTAATATATTCTGCTCTATCTCCAGGAGTTTCAGAAAAGTCTCTATCTTTTTTTAACATAGCATCTCTATTAATTTCATTTTCTTTTCTAACTTCTTGTGTTCTAGTAGCAGATTGTTTCATTTGATTAATAGCAGAGTTTACAAGATCACGATCTTCTTGTGATAACTCATTATAACTTTTTAGTTTACTACCCACATTAGTAACCTTGTTTTTTAGGTTTAGCCATTTTCTTCATTGGTTTCTTTTTAGGCATAGGTTTCTTTTTCATAGTTTTCATAGTTTTTTTACCTTTCTTAGTTGATTTACCATATTGTTCTTTATGAACAAAGGCTTGAGTGTTGCTCGTTAATTGTGTCATTAGTAGTTAGGCTTTCCTTTAATACCTGGTTTACGACCATAGTTTCCAAATGTAATACCATTCTTTAGTCTCCAAGCTTCTTGACTCATTCTACGTTTTTGAGATATAGAAGCCTGTTCTGCTTTAGGATTAGGCATTTGTTTTAAAGTTAAGAAACAATTTGATTTAGCTTCTGCAAGTAAATAAGTAAACATTTGTACAGGTAAATCAGGTGTAAATGAATCAGATAATGTAAATGTTACACTTCTTTTACCTTGGGCTTTTGTTTTAGCAGCTACTAAAGTAGAATCAACAACACTATCATAAGCATCAAAGACTAAAGTTTCATCATCAAAAGATGTAAAATAATTAGGACCTTGATCTTTATAAATATTTAATGTAATTCCTGTTGGATCTGTAACAACAGTTACATCAGAAGCAGAACTATCTCTTTGATCTACAATATATATAAAATCTTCAGGTGTTTTATAAATAATTTCTTTATATTTATCTTTAGTATCTGTTGACTTACGACAATTATATTTAATAAATTTAAGATCTATAATATCTTCAGGTAAAGTCATATGTGTAGGTCTGCTTGCTGTGCCTGAAGCTTGTAATTGAAATAACTCATATAAAAAAGGCATATCACGACCATCTATAATATTATAGTATGTTGATTTAATTATTTGTGCTACTTGAGTGGCTTCTTGAGTATCATTAATACTATTGATTTCATCAGAATCCATATCTGACATAATGTCTTGTACCATTTCAAGTAGTGTCATTTTAGCCATAATTTATTCCTAGTCTAAGAAAAGAGCTACTAAACCTGCTTCAGTAGGTGTAAAATTAGTTCCTGATGATGTGCCATCTCCTCCTGCATATACAGATAGGACTTGATTAGCAGTAGCATTTACTAATCCTGTTGAAGATATAACAATCTTATCAACACCATTAGTAGGTTTAGATACAGCTACTTCTCTAGAAGAAACAGATCCATCTAAAGCATATTTAAAATAATAAGAAGAGCCTGAAGCAATAGAAGCTGTTGTAAAATTAATCCAAAACGATATATAGTAATGTCCTGCCTGATTAAGAGTAATAATACCACTACCTGGAGTTACTGTAAGAATGTCTTCATTACCTGAGGCAGTCCACTCTCCACTTGGATTAAGTAATGTAAAAGCAGAAGCTGCTGCTAATGTATGAGCAGTTGTTCCACCTGAGATATAAAGCTCAGCATGAGGCTTAGCAGGAGGATATGCCCATGTACCTGAACCTGATCCATTAGAAATATATACTCTACCTGCTGTAGCAGTGCTTACACCCTTGGGTTCATGTATATCTGGATCATCTATAGCATTATGTTGTATTGTCATAAATATATATTCCTAAAAGATTAGGAGGGGTCCGAAGACCCCTATCCTAATTAGTTTTTGTCGTAAACGTATTCAACGACAAGACGAGCTTTACCTGTAAGTAAATCGTC